ACCATTGCACCAAGCAATTTGTCACCTTGCTGTTCTTCACCGCGAAGGGCAGCATTTGCACCATATATATTGTCAATTTCACTTCTTGCGTCATTTTTGTCATTGATGACATAAGCTGGCAACATGTTATATGGAAGCCTTGTTGCTGCTTCACGGACATCACCGTCAACCATTATCTTTTCACTTGGGTCACCAACCAATTTGGCAGCGTCTTCTGGTGAAATCATATTGCTATTCAAAACAAGTCCAGAAGAAGCCTGGTCAGCATTTTCAACAATCTGTCTGCCCCGTTTTTCCAATACATCCTGAAGTGGGTGCGCTTGGTCTGCAAGGGAAGTGTCATCAATTACATATTTGCCAGTGTTGATGTGATTCACCAAAATATATGGCTTTCGTGGTCTGTCAAAATAGTTCAAACGCTTGTATTTGCCATCAGGTTGCTGTTCAAATTCGTCATAGTTCCAGTTTGGATTCTTGGTTGCGCCAAGCATAATTTCACCCAACTTGTATGCCACCGCTTCTTGGACACGCCCTTCACCATCACGATAGTCAAACCACACCTGAACATATCCAACTTTTCTGGACACCTGACTTTTGACACCACGCTTGATGTCATATGCCCTGTATATTTCTTCTTTTTTCTTTGGGAATTGTGCAACCAAATCTTCAATGGTGTCAGACATGTATTCCGCAATCAAAGGAATGTTGTCAGGGTCTGAAGCGTCTGCGTCAAAGACAACCTTTTCAGGTCTGACCGCTTCCACAATGATTGCACCCTTGTATGTTCCATCAGGCATGAGTTCGCCACCTTCAGGGTCAAATCTGTATTTCAAAATTCCAACACGTTTGCCCATCAACAGATGTCTTCCAATCCTGGTGAATGATTTTCTGACACCAAAGTCATCATATTTGGCAACCAAAACATCTTCCAGGTCATGTGCTAATTCACGGGATTCATCAGTGTCACGTCCTTCAGTGACAACAGGGAAGGGGATTTGTGAAGTCAACATTGGAAGCAGGGTTTCAACAGCTGTCAGGATTCTGTTGTTTTTATATGGAACTTGGAAGTCATACAAATCATCTTCTTGATAGGTGTTGCCAACATAATAGTCATCAGCTTTTTTGCGTGTTTCATCAAGTTTCAGTTCCCTGTTCCAAAACGATTCAGCGTCTTCAATTCTTTTGCCTATGATTCGCAAAACATCTTTGTCATCCAGTTCCAATGCCAAAGGAAGGTCATTGGTGCTTTCAGGCAACACGCCTTCAACGCGTTCATCTGTTCCAATTGGTTGTTGAAGATTTGGTGATTTTGACATATTTTTTTATTTGACAAACGCCTTATATAACATTTTACAATTTGGACACATAAATTCCAAATTGAAATCTTCAGGCAGAAATTCGTTTTTCGCTAAGTCCGCAACAAAGAAGGTGTGGAAGTTTCCCCTGTATCTGAAAAGGGGCTTTGCCCAATTCTTCATTCCAAAAGTGTTTCCTGTTCCACAATATACACATTTGAAGGAAGACCATTCATGACTGCTGATTGTATAGAAGACCACAAACAAGGTTTCATTGCCATGGAAGACACGGGGTTCAACATCATGTTTTGAGGCTGGATTTTGTGTCATTTTGTTTTCCATGATTTTCCTTTTCGCAAAGTCTTTGCTGCAATGTTCTTCAAATTAACAGAAGGAACTGTCCCTTCTTCACTGACTGCAACAGATGTCCTTGCAATACTATTCTGACGCTTTTGTGGCGTTGTTACAACTCCACCTTGCGCAAACATCTTTTCCAAGGCTATGCGCCAGTATAAAGTGGCGAAAGCATAATGGTCACGCCTTCCTTCAATTGTACGCCATACCGCTTTTTGCATGCCCATTGTATTTGTATCAACTGCGCGGTACAGCTGACCCCAATCATATATGTATTGTTCCAATTCACCAACGGTCATGTTGAAAACAATTTCCTGATTTCCCAATTCTGACACCACCATGTCAATGATTTTTGTCCTGTCAGAAACAACAGTGCCACGTTTGTCAGACTTGCCCCATTTGATGACATGAAGGTCTTTTTGTTCCTGAACAAAGGAATTGGTGAAGAAGCGTCCTGAATACTTTTGTGCCAATTGACGGGGTGTGTTTGGATATGGGTTCAAATCACAAACAGCTGTGGCATTGTATCTGACCAAATCCGCTTCAATTTCTTCCCATGAATCTGTTTCATATACTTTGAAAATTCCATGCACATTGCCAACCACCACCGTCTTTGTGATTCCATTATCAATTCCCATCACAATTCCAGTGCGCGGGTTGGTGGTCATTTGTATGCAGCGCAGTATTGTGTCCCTGGACACTGATTGGTCTTTGGCAATATAGGGAAGACCAAGGCAGAAGTTGTGGAAAATAGCAGGGTCTTTGTGGGATTTGGCAATGATGTCTGCTGCTGAAATCCAAGGCACTGCCAACTGTGAAATCCAATATCCAGAAATGGTTGACTTTGAATTTTGCACAACCCATCTGCCGTTCCTGCGCGCTTCATCAGGAAGATGTCTTTTGCACCTGGCACAGATATATATTTTCTTTTCAAAATCAATGTTGTCAGGGAATTTCAAATACCATTCAAAGTTGCAGCGGGGACACTTAACAAACCAATGCTTCTTGTCAGACAGTTGCCATTGTTCATCAACGCCATATCCAGGGATTGAAGGGTTTGACCACTGCCACACAAATCCAAGGTCAGGTCTTTGCCACCTGGAAGCGTCCAATCTGGTGCGATATGTTTCAAGAACCAGCTGATTTGACCTGTCCACTTCGTCATTGATTAAGACATCAGCAGAAATTGAAATGGCTGCGGATTCTTCCCATGAACCACGGAAATACACAAAGCGGTCACCAACGGCTTTCAGTGCGCTTGAATCTGTTTTGCCCATCCAAGACTGATATATTTTGTTTTGTGAAATGATTGGGTCAACTTTTGGGGACACAAAGTCTTTGATTGCGGTGCGGGAAGGCATGGTGTAGATGACATTTGCCTTCATGTATTTTGCAAGCCAAAGTGACTTGTTGATTCCAACAACAACAGTCCAACCAATCTGTGAAGGCTTCATGATGACCTGTTCAGGTGAAAGGTCTGCCATTGGCTGAATCAGGAACTTGTGGTCATGGAATTCCAGCGGGACACCATTTTCATTGACTATGTGGTGATTGTGGGTGAAAGCAAGCGGGCTGATTCCGTCTGCCATTTTGAGTATGTCATCATTCATTTGGAATATATTTTTTCAAATATTTCAGTGATGGTCTTTTGATAATCCTTCAACTGTTCCGCTGACAATGACTGTTCAACTTTGATTGGGTCACCATCCGTTCCAGTGACTTCCTTCTTAAAGCGTTCAACCACATCATGTTCAGCTGACAAAAGCAGCTTTGCAATTGGTGATTCATACTTCCCAAGCAACGCCTTCTTTTTGATGTCCAGCTTCTGCACTGTCATCAGAATGTCATATATTTCAGTGAAATCAGTTGTTGAACCGTCAGCAGGATGCGCCCAATTGCGCAGCGTTCTGCCTGACACACCAAGCTGCAATGCAAATTCTTCAGCAAAAGGTGTCTTGCCTTCTTCAACACATTGCTTCAAATATTCGCGGGCTTTTCCAGGGGTTCTTGATGTGAACTTTGTTGGTCTGCCTGGCATTTGTATTTTCAAACTAGGGTCAATTATTGGTTTTGGTTCTGTCATATTGTTATTATTATTTTACCTTCACCAGGAAGTGTCCAGTATTTCCTGGCAATTACTTCATAAACTTTGCAATCATCACCATCCCTGAATATAGAATCCAAAAGCCCTTTGATGTAATTGTCCACATCAGGCTTCTGTTGGTGTGGGGAATCACACATCAATGCAATCTTCTTCTTTGACCATGACTTTGGGGCAGGAATGAAAAATGTCACATTCAATGTGGTGATTTCCTTCAAAGGTGTTCCCGCCATCAAGCGGTTCACATCATCCCTGAAAGCACGATATTTCAGAACAACAGGGCGTTTCTTCCACGCGTCTGCCCTGGTCATTCTTGGTGCTTGCATTGGTTCAATGTTCCAAACTAGATTCATATATTAAGTGGTTTTGTTGGCGTTGCGCCCAATCTAACAGCCAAGCCATACATCATTTTGACAAGGTTTTTCTTTGCTTCAATTGGCAAACTTTTTCTATATGTAGAACTAGCCAGTTGTGGATTCTGGTCAACAACCATCCTTTCAACCATCTTCAAAATCATTTGTGTTTTTATATTCATATTTGTTTGATTGTTTCCAACATTTTAATTGCCAAAGGAACAATACCCTTGTCTGGATTGTGGAATATTTGTTCACCTGTATCAAGAAGATATGCGTTTTCTTTTCCTTTGGAATGACGAAGCGTTCTGCGGTGTGCTGACCTGGTATAAACTGATTTGCCGTTGACTGATATGTTGACTGTTAGCATATATTTATGGTTTCACTGAACCTTCAACAATCAGTATATTACATTTTTTTCAAGTCTTCATCATTGAAATAATCGCGTGCCTTGCTTGGATATGCCCTGACAAAATCAGGGTTTGGTTTTGAATCTTTGCCAGGAAGCCAGGGTTGCATGATGTCAGCGTTGTGTTTGTCACGCTGTTCCTGCACCCTGTGTGACTTGGTGGCGTTGTAGAATTCAGGGGCTTCAGCAATCTGTTCCTGTTCATCTTCAGCCTGGCACTTCAAACATGGAAGCACACCAAAAGTGATGTCAGTGATTGCTTCATTCTTGCAGTCTTTTCTTGGGCATTTCTGTTTCTTGGTCATAGCTTTTCAAAAATAAATATAACAAATCATACAAAAAATACAGTTCCTTCAGTGAAGTTGTAAACTTCACACCTTTGACCATCAACACAAAATGGTGTGTCATTGGTTCAGAAATGTTGAACTGGTCTGATATTTTTTTGTTCATGCAACATCACGTTTCAAGTGTTTCAAACGCCCTTCAGTGGTTTTTGATTCTTCAACAGTGCGTTCCTTTTCCCGCTGCACATCAGAAGGTGTTGGGGATTTGACAATCTGTCCTTTGGGCTTTTCAGTTGGGGTTGTTGGTTCTTCTGGTTCAACACGCGCACCACCTTTGAAGCCACCAATCATCAGACCTTCAAGTGTGAAATATTTGATTTCATCATCTTGTGTGGTTTCAATAACATTGACAATTCTGGATTGCACATTGTTCATCACATTTGTTTTCTTGCTGGTTCAAGGTCAACCAGGGTGTCAGTTGTTAGAATTGAAGAAGCAACGCCCAAGCCATTTTCAATGCAAAGCCTGATGACTTTGGTTGGGTCAATGATTCCCCTGTCAAACATTTTGCCAACTTCACCATTCGCACAATCATATCCAAAGCCTTTGCCATATATCTTGATTTCATTCATTTTGTTTTCAATGTCAGAAGGCATGAACCAAAGCATGTGCCTGTCTGATTCACCTGAATTCAACATGACTTTGCGCAGTGGCTGTTCCAACACTTCACGCATAAGATTTGCACCAGGATTGTCACCTTTGACAGCTTTGACCAATTGCAAGAATGTTGCGCCACTACCAGGAACAATGCCTTCTTGAAGTGCAGCTTGTGCAGCACCAACAGCGTCCTTCACCCGTTCCAGCTTTTCCCTTGCTTCAATTTCAGTCTTTGCACCAACCTTCACAACAGCAACACCAGTGGTCAGTTTGGCAAGGCGTTCTTCCAAGCGTTCATGTTCGGTCAGGGTTGTGGTCTTTTCCATTTGTTTGCGTATCTTCTGAATTTGCTTTTCAATCAGTTTCTTATCACCACCACCCTTGACCACCATTGTTGTCTTTTTGGTTGCAATCATTTTGTCAGCCCTTCCAAGCCAATCTTTGTCAAATGTTTGTGCAAACTGTTCAGGGTCAAGACCAAGTTCAGTTGAAAACACTGTTGCGCCAGTCAGAACAGCAAGGTCTTCCAAATAATCTTTGCGGTTGTCACCATATCCAGG